GTTTCTCGCTTCGTCCTGTATCACCTCAAGTTCAGTTAGCCTTGGTCCAGTATCTCCACAGTGGCTACAGGGTTCACGGACCAAGGACGAAGGACTTACCTTATCCAACACTTGTACCCTGTGCATTCATCTATGGGGAAGCCACAATGCTCGCAAGTAGCTTCTTCAGGGCCGTACAGGACCTGCCAGAGCGGTTTTATTATTTTATTTTTATTCATAATACCCAATATTATAAGGATTTTATAAGTCAGTGCAAGATTTATTTTATATAAAGGGGTTTTCTAACTTGAACCGCACCTATAGGTTTACGCTGTAAGTTATTGATTTCATTAAAGAAAATATTTCTTCTAACTTATGCCAAGTTAGATAAAAACTGTAATGAAATCAATGGCTTAGAGTAACCCTATAGAAAGAAAACCTCACCTCACTTCTGCACACACAGAAAAGAATAACAAGTTAGGGATTTTTTCAGAATCACGGGTGAGAAAGTTAGAGTGCTGGAAAATGTTGTTGTATAAGGGGTTCCCATCTAACTTCTGTCAGGTGAGGTTCAGGTTAGACAGGTTAGAAAATAAGGGTTTTCTTACTCAAAGTTACTCTGTTATAATGCTTGTATGTCTAAACTAAGCAATAATTGTTACCTGGGACGCTTTTGGGATCAGGAAACAAGAACATTTAAAACATGGAGTGAAACATGCCAAAAGGAATCTCCGGAAATATCTCAGGAAAAAACAAAAAACACCTGACGCATAAGCAGATCCGCTTTGCCAAGGAGTATGTCTATAACGATGGGTCCAAAACCCAAACGGAATGTGCTTTGGACGCTGGCTATGCCGACAGCTCTGCGGCCGTGCGTGCTTCTGAATTAACCAATCCACAGAAGTATCCGCTTGTGGTTCATTACATACAGACTCTCCAGACGGAAGTAGATAAGAAATATGAAGTTACCTTCGGTCGTCACGTTAGGCAATTGGCCAAGATAAGAGATCAAGCTATGGAGAAAGGTAATCTCACGGCTGCGGTTTCTGCTGAAGTCCAGCGAGGTCGAGCGGCAGGCTTGTATGTTGAACGTAAGGAAGTGCGTACAGGTACGCTTGATTCTCTTAGCGAAATAGAGATAAAAGATAGGATTAAGAAGCTATTGGGAGACTATAAGCCGTTGTTAGATGTTGTTGATGCCGAGATTGTTAAGCAGTAAATACTCGTAGGAACTTATTGAATAAACTTTCCCTGTATTTTTCCCCTTCATAGCCTTCTGGAAAGTCATAAGTCTTTTTGCCTGTGCTTGTGTCTTCTATCTCAATTCGTCCGTCCTGGTACTTGGTTTCCATCTTGCCATTATTAAGATGTAAAGAGATAGGCTTGTTTTTCCATTCCCTAAAAGCTTCCTGCCTTCTGGTTTCTTCAACTAGGTGGGTGTATTCAGTCATTCTTCTTTCTCCTCTAATTCAAGTTCAGATTTTTTAAAAGAAAGGAAAACCTCATCTTCCCATTCTGCATATTCATCTTTTATAACAACTTTAGTACCCCAATCGTCAACAACTACCCAACCATAATCATCTACGTCAGGTTGATCAATAGGCCTAACTTTCATTCCATACCAATTATTCATTCTTCTTTCTCCTTTTCTTCAACGTATTCTTTAAAGTCTGGGGTTAGTCCCAATGTTTCCACAGGGGTTTCTGCATCATCGTATTCTTCCCACTCTAATTGTTTGAGGGCGTTGCTGTGTCGATCCACTAAAGTATGCAGGACATCTTGTAGCTTGTTACTTAGTCGAGGGTGGGTATCAATCGGGCAGTCGATACAAAGTTTGTAATGCGGAGATTTGTTTTTAGTATTAATAGCTACATAGACGAGGAGATCCAATAATTGATTGCGTTTAAATATCTGGATTAAGCCTTCGGCCTGTGGCTTGTTGAGATAAACTCTTTTTCTAATCATAGTGTCCTCACTTTTTGTTGTTTAACTGTAGGGGGGTGTTCGGTTTGGATAATGCTTCGTAGTAATTCAGTCGTTACTTTCTTGCGTTGCTCTGGTGTTACTCTTGATAGTATCTTGATGTCCCTTTTCTTTGGCTTGTAGGTTTTCCAATAGATCGCTTCTGCTGGTTTTGTTCGCCAAGTCCATTTTATCGTACCAGCGTCTTTTGAATCAAAATGCAAAAGAGGGTCGCAAGGGAGTTTATCTTTATAAAGAATCAGCTTTCTCCTTTAAAAAATAATTGAAACTTTGACATTTAGGACAGACTACATTGTCATCTTCGTTCCAAGAGGTTATCTTATTACCTTGCTCATCATATAATTCTCCGAATGATGTAGATTCATGCCCACAATCTAAGCACTCGTTAATTTCGTCGTTGAAATCTAAAATTTCTAACTTATTTATACTCATCAGTTTTCTCCTTATATAAATTTCATGTGGGGTTTGGCTCTGGCTTTAGCTATCTCCAGATCATCAGTACCTAGCCTAATCGTAGGGTGGCTTGAATCCTTTGATACTAGAACATACTCGCCATTGTGTTTGTCTAGTTTGTATTCTTGCTTCATTTTCTGCTCCTTTTACCTTTCGTTAAAAACTTGTCCATTTTGTAACCTTTTAATACCAGGTCGTGTAGCTCCTCTACTTCTTCTTTGGTAAGGTCGTGACGCAAACGAATACCACTTTCCTCTTTTCCACTTGCGGTTTGATCAGCAAGGTAGTCTCCGTAAAAGAAAACTTTTTCTATTAACTTCTCCATCTATAACTCCTCAATAGGCCCAAGTTTGACTAGGCAATTTAGTTAATGGATTTAAGTCTATTTCCTCTCGTTTCTCATTCAGTTCTTTGAGGGTTAGGTATTTGTCGCTAGTAAAAACGACAAAGCCACACTCATAACATTCAATGTGAACACAAGGAAAGGGTTTATGGTCTTCACTTACCGAACAGTCTAGTTGACAGTTCGGACAGGTTATTTCGTAATCATATCCACTCATTTGCGATCTCCTTTTTCATATTCTTGTTCAATTTTTTCTGTTGTAAATCTGTCTGCCCACATTGTTTCGTTATCTGTAATATCAGCATTACAAATAATTACTTCAGACTGATCTTTATGTTGGACATAGAGATTTAAATGACCATCACTATCTGAACACACTTCTATTTTCCAATCTTTTATCTTATGTTTTTGATATTCGTGTTCATTCATCTATAACTCCTCTGTTATTTTATTAATAATCTCTCCGATCACTCTCTTGTGTAGCTTTCGGTCTTTTAAAATATCTTCCTCGTCATCGTGCAAGGTAATGATAGGCACTCCTTCTTTTGAAGGAAAGACATAATACTTAATTGGCCTTCCAGCTTTTTTTGATTCAATTACTTGGACACCTTCAAAAATGCTGGTGGCTTGATTCCAATAGGCTTCGGTAAATTCTATTTTAGGACTCATACTTCTCCTCTATTATAGAAGCATAAGGATAGGGATTAGGTTTGTCCTCTGGAACTAAATCTTCAACCTCTAATCCGTCTGTTAAATAAGAGCAATCAACTTTATATGAGGTATAAATAATCGTTTTCCCATTCTTATCCTTGAGTTCGTTTCCGTCATCATCAAGTCTGTAAAAGGTTACATCCCATACAGATATATTGTTATATTCACTATTGATAACATCTTCTATGGCATCAGCAGTCTTTCTGTCTAGTGGTTCGTCAGTATGATCCACTATCATCTGTTCGTATTTTGTTATTTCTTTATTCATCTTTCTCTCTCCATTCTTTAGCTAACTCATGGGCTCTGGCTACTGCCGAATCCGTTTCTTTAGCGGTTATAATTATTTCTTCCAGAATTTTATTAGTCTCGGTGTTGGTTATGCGGACTCTCCACTCTTGAATCCTTCCTCGCCTTTTAGGTAACATTTTTACTGTTCCTTTTATGGTAGGTGGGGATAAGATATTAGTTCCCATTTCATATTGCCAACTGTTGCCGAATTTCATATTATTTCTTTCTCTTGTTCAATTACATCGAATCCTTCGGTTACTAATTTATCCATAAACCATTGGGCCTTGAGTAAATCCTCTTGTCCGTTCTTCTCGGTGTATCTCCATAAGTATTTTTGGACAGACCCTTTCAGATAGCCATGAAATCCTTCGGTGGATAGACTTGCTTTGATTGCGTCTATACACTCAATCTCGCTGTCTCGGTAGTGACTTGGGTTGATGTTGTCAGTCATCTTCTATATTAAATCCATTAAGTAGTCGTCTGTTTTACACTTAGGGCAGACTTCCACTCGATAAGATTTGAAGGTACTAAAATCTTCCTCTTCTACAAAATGTGTATAACACATATTGCATCTAACATTAGGCAAGTTTATAAAAAATTTCACTTCCCTTTCTCCTTCTTTTTGATTGCTAGTAATTCTTCGTTCACTTTTTTAAATACTTCTCTGGTGTCCTCTACTATGTTGTGCCTATCTTCGTGGGCTTCGGCTTGTTGGAGAATGTTTGGATTGATTCCCTGGATATCTGTCGGAGATCCACTTCTCTGCGGTTGCTTGTCTGTTGTTTCTAGCGGTCCGTTATGCCACACTCGATAAATTGGCTCGTTTACATCTACTTTAGAACCTGTCATTTTCCTGCTAACTGCGTTGATCCCCTGCTTACGCATCAATGCGGATAAGCCATTAGCTTGATTTTGGGTTAGTCCCCCAACCGAATCGCCTTCTTCCATGCCAGCTATGAGTTCTCGGTATTGGCTATTCCTACTGTAATAGCTGGGTGGAATCTCTAGTCCTTTGTCTATTTTCCACTTCACAATCGCCACTCGTTTTTTCTGACTTCGGCACTAGCTTTCTCCTCAACATGATAGGTACACCCTTGACCTTTTAAGGCACAATAATGATCAAATTCAGGGTAGTGGCTCATGCAAGGCATGTCTCTACAATCGCTCATTAGCCTACTTCTTCCAGAAGGTAGTTGTACTCGCTGTTTCTGGTTACGTTGATTACCAAGACCCTTTCGCCTTGTGTGTTGTGCTTGAAGGTAACTGCAACTGTGTCTCCTGCTTCGGCCTGTTGCTTGATTCCTTTAATGGAGAATCTTCTGTCTCCTCTCTGGTTCTTGGTTCGGTAAAAACTTAGTACAGTTTCCGTTCCGTCAAGAAATTCAGCGTTGACTGTGGCTCTGTCTCCAGATTGCATTTCGTCAAAATCAATACCGCATAGCTTAGAGAAGTTTCTCACGCTATTGTTGGCATCAATGATGGCCTTGTTCAACATGGTGGCAGTAAGGGTTACAACTGCTGGTGTATTATTGTTTAAGTCAATTATTCTTTTCATTGGTTTTTCTCCTTTATAAAATCATCTATTTGTTCTTGAGTTATGGTGTCGCTAAAATAAATAGAAGTCAGTTCATTGGTAATCCATTCTCTTAATGTTTGATTATTCATACTCCAAACATAGCCTTCAATGGTAGTCATCAATTTTTCGTTTACATCTTTAAACTCTTTTGGTTTACTCATTAGCTTTTCTCCTTTAATAACTCTACTTCATCATAATTTTTATCATAAAATGTTGCAGTTGTTGGTCGTTTCCAATCAATACTACTTACATCAAAATCGGAATCGTAGGTTTTGCAGTCTCCATTCTTAAATGTTATGTTAAGTTCTCCCCATTTAATGAAGTAATCTGCTATCTCATTGGTATCAATGCCTAATGCTTCCAAATCCCATTCAATACAAGCATCGTAAGTAGTCTCTAATAGTGTTGCTTTTTCTTTACTCATGTTGTCTCCTCTATTGAATTAATACATACTTCCTCATTAGTCAATTCCATTTCTCCCATTTTGTGACTGATAACAAAGTATTCGTGCTGTTCTATTTTTTCTTTAGCTTCCTTTTCGTTTTCAGCTATAACCTCTACTGTTCGGTTCTCCCAAATATGTTCTAAGACACCAATTTCTGCTATGTATTTATTCATCGTATTTATCCTCTATAGTTAAATAGTAAACATGCTCTCCATTATCATCATCATCTACTTCTTCTGTAATTTGAGGTTCTTCTTTGCAAACAGATACATCATCAACTAATCCGTTATAAACTCTAACCACAACATAAACTTCTGTGGTTTTATTATCTAAATCGCAGTTCATACATCTAAGACCAATATCGTTTATATGTTCCATTTCTTCATTACAAATTTCACACTTCATTAGCTTTTTCCTTATATTCTTCAAAAAATCCATCTTCTTTATAAATCAGATCAACGACACTATCGTTTCTTATTTCAACAACTGTTTCTTCGATATCTTGAGGTAAAGAAAAGTCGTATACCTGACTTATATCTACATCGGCTATATCAACATCATCAGGTATCTCTATGGTTTTGGTGTAGGTTTCTACTACTGTGCATTTATACTTCTTACCCATCAGCTTCTCCCCCTATTTGCTCTATTATCCAGATACTCCTGCAAATCAGTTCTAATATCTGTAAGTAATACTTCTGTAGGGATTAGGGTTTCTTCATCTTTTGGAAAGAACACATCAACTAAGTTTTCTATTTCTGTGGTTAGTTTCATAAAGCCTTCGGAAGTTAAAGAAAGTTTATCGTCTGTGTTACCTTCTTCATCTACATAGACACTAAAGTATTCACTCATGCTTCTTCCTCTATTTTGATAAGCTCATAAATTCTTTTCAATTCTTCATCTGATAAGTCTAATTCATGGCC